ATGTTACAGTTTACTTCGTTTAAGTCTTTCAACTCTTTGGGTATCTTAATACCGTTCTCTTCTAGTATACCTGTGTCAGCAAAACCCCAGAACTCAAACACTTCCCAGCGCTCAGAGTTACCAATGGAGCTATCATCGTCTTCCATCTTTTGTTCCCAATGCTTACGCTCATAGTCAGAGCCAGTAGCAACGGCTGTTTCAATAGCATCTTCCATGAAGTAAGGGCGATTAGCTAGAGAACGTAGTTGTGTGCGTGACATCTTGTGACGCTCTACAACATACTCTGCATCATCCATGCTTGACGCTTCAGGGTCAGGGTAGAAGTTCCATATAGATACATGATCTGTAGAAGGTACAGTCTTAACTATTGGTTCATAATCGCCTTCATCATTCCAGTTAGGATACTCTTTATCTGTAGCAAATGGTCCTTTCATAACACCTGTACCTAGCAGTGCCATCTCAAATGCCATGCTGCGTAGATGCTTAGATGCACCAGACTCATTTAGCTGATCATGTATTTTCTTTTCCATCTTTTTAGCTGCTACCATAGCAGGATGGAAAGTAACGCTTGTAGGTGTAGTACCGTCACCCTCAATTAGTTTATCTGATACTGGTGCTAGTTTTCTCTCTAGTCCACCTAAACGTTTCTCTAAGGAACGTCTAGTTTCACCAGGCTCTAGCTTAGTGTCTGGGCCAATCAAGTAAGGCTTAGTAGGCTCTTGAGTAAAGGCTTCCTTTAGTGCAGACGCACCAGCCTCTGCGTTAGGGTCTACATTAATGTGAACAGACTCAGCAACACCATCAGGTAATACAGATGGGTCTATAGAAAGCGGAAACTTATTATTTCCGAATAGTACGTCAATAATCTGTCCATAAGCTGCCAGAGTTTTTGTTTTAGTGACCTTAATAAATACCCTAGACTTTTCACTAGATGTGAATTGCACGTCTGATCCGTAAAGACCACGATAGTTTCTATAAGCACGTAACCACCTTTCCTCATCTCCTAGTCTAGCATCCTCTGCTCGTTTAAATCTTTGATTAACAAATGCGACGATGCCGCTACTGGACTCAAGAAGTTTGTCATCTTGGCCCTCTGCAGCAATTACGTCATCAGTCTCAAATGAAAGGTCATCTATTTCTGCCATAATTTAATATCCGAATGTTGGGTCTGACGCTTGAAAGCCAGACCTTTGTGTTGCAGGGTTAAAATCCCATAGGGAACTTCTTGGTCTAGTCATTATACCATACCGTAAAGCATCGTACAAGTGGTCTTCTGCATTTGTATCAACATCTTCAGGGTTTCTCTTATCTAAAGGTATTGAAGGCATCTGCGCTAATAGATTGGTGCAGGTAGACATGAATACTAAGCGTGGTTGCTCTGTAAACTCATCTACCTGCAGACGGCGATGTAACTCATTTTTACCAGCAACTCTTGAGCCACGAGAACGGTCAGAAGGTCTCCAACGACAACCCTTCATGTTCATTTGTTCTGCTAATGACGGGCCAGTATCCCCGCGTTTGTGCCACAGGGAAGAGTCAAGTACGCCGTACCTTATTGTACCATCATCAGCCTCTGCTTCAAGTATCATATCCGCTAGGTCTGTTGCTGTTACTTTACTACAATAAAGTTCTCTGTACACGATAAGCTGCTCATCTGGTGATACAGCTATCCAAACAACACCTGTGTAACTTCCGTACCCATAGTCACAAGCTCTGAATCTAGCCCAAGACTTAGGTATAGTGAAGGGGTCTATAACGTGTATAGCTCTGTTAAACTCAGGAAAAGCGGCTCCTTCGTTTACATCCCAGTTACCTTCAAGTAGTTGTTTTCTCTGGTGATCAGGGAGTGAGAGTAGCATTGCTTCATACTCACCACCCTGCGACAAATAAGGGTTATCAAATAGGCTTGCAGGGATGAATCTACGTTTAAATAGAGGTTCACCCTCTCTGCTATGGCCTTTAGGGAACGTAATAGTATCCCCTGTTTCTATATTAGTAGCCCAGAATGGCTCATTACGAGGTCCAGGGTCAATAAACATCTTCTTAACCCAAGCATGGCCGTTTCCACCTGGGTTAGTTGTGGCTCTCATGTACAAACCTAGGTCTTTACTATGTGCAGATCTCAAACGTGACCTCATATAGTCCCAAGCGTAATTTGAACTCCACTGAGTTAGCTCATCAAAGCCTATCCAGTTAAACGCCTGTCCTTGGTAGCGGGTAACATCCATGTCTTTGTCCAAGTAGGACATCCAAAGTCTACCGCCTCTAGGGCTAACCCACTGTGACTTACGTTCTGACCACTTTATACCTGGTATTGCTTTAGGATATAGCTCTTGACTCTTCTGTATTAGCTCTCGTAGCTCTTCTGTAGTGTGTCGTACCAGCAAACCACTAAAATTAGGGTCACCTAAGCCATGCAGAGGGTCTGCAAGCATGGCGTAGCTCTTTCCACCACCAGCACTGCCTCCATATAGTACTTCTTTTTCACTAGAGCTTAGAAAGTCAGTCTGAGGACCAGGATTAGGCTTAAAAACGACATTTAGGCTTAAAAACGACATCTTGTGCTACTTCTACGTCATACTGTGGTGGTAGTACTGTCGCAGGTACTGTCTTCTTCACTTTCTTCGTAGGTACTATAGGCTCCGATACGGTTTGTTTCAAGCGTTTCGATTTCCTTGAGGATTTTTTCGAGCCGCTTGGCAAGGAACCGCTTAGCTGTAGTTGCTTTTTTACGTTTGAGGTCAATATCTACTCTTCTTCTTAGCGCTTGCTGTGTAACGGGTCTGCCTGTCTGCTTTTCTAGCCATAAACAAACATCTGCGTAACTATACTGCTTTAAATGACGCTTTGCAAGCTCTAATGCTTCTAATTCGTGTGGTATTGGCTCTAAAAGTGCATCATTATCGTAGCAAACCTTGTATCCGTAGGGTATGCCCTTGTTAGTATTGCCTAATCTTACTACTGTATGCCACTCTTTTTCTTTACCTTTAGGTGGTTTAGGTAGTTCCCAGTAACCTATATCTTCTGCTATCTTTAGTTTCACGTTTACACTTCTTATTCATTGGACCCTTCTTTGGGTGGCAGGTAGAATACACCGCCGCCTGTTGAGGATACGTCTAATCTATCTACCTTACCTAATCCTGCACGATCAAGCAAGTCCTTAGCAGCAGATATTTTATCACGGATGCCTAATTCTGTAGGATCATACAAAGCACCTACCATAGACATAGCAGCTTTAGGAGCTACTTGTGCGAAGTAGGTACGTGTAGCTTCCCCTATTTCATCTTTAAGAGATTCTATAATAGTACGGGTAGCAGTAGTATCATTATAACCTGCTAGTTTCTTAGCTTGTACAGCATCACCTTGAGCTTCCTCAAAGAGAACCTCTAAGAAACGCCTTTGGTTATCTGTTAAGTTACGTGCCATGTTATATACTTCCTATTATTATGTTACCACTGGCCTCTAGCTTTACCTACAAGCCAGAAAAGAGCACCTAGTAAAGCGCCGCCTAAGACTAAAGATACTAAGCCTACCGCCCAGTTAATGCAGTTATCAATAAATAGCTGCTTTGCGTAGGCTTCTTCTTTTCTTCTCTTGCGTTGATCTGCCTCAATACGTAAAACTTCTTCCCAAGCACTAGGTCCATATACAAAGCTTATCTCTGAGCGTATAGCCTCACGCATTTCATCCATCTTACGCTTCTGGTTCCATATAAGAATAGCTTCTTCTTCATCAGAACCTTTAAACGTCTTCTGCCACCAAGGTGGATTCTTCTGCCTGTCTTCTATCTGACGGAAGTCAGAACAGGCTTTACCCCAAGTTGCTAAACCCCTACCCATATCCTGCAGGTCTTTCCCTGTAGAAATGGCAGATTTAATAGTTTTAAATGCACCAGTAGCAAGAGCTACGCAACTAATGGGGTCCATAACAGCCTCTTAATTTTATTATACAGACTAATGTGTAATACGTGTTCTGTACATATCTTGCATATACTGACGATACTCGTGCTTTTCTCGCTCTTTGCTGCTATAGATAATACCGTTTATTTGTCCACGAGTGATACCAACGTCTTTAAGATCTCTATCAGACATATTGGAAAGCATCCAATGATCTGCTCTTTGTTGTTGGTTCTTTTGTATTGCTGCTAGTAATGCTTTTAAGTACTTCTTAATGTGTTTCATAACTTTGTCCTTTTGTTGTAGATAACTCTTTGTTACCAAGGACAGTTATACTCAAAATACATACTTTTAGTAGCTACAGTTTAGTCATACCCGCTACCTATTGGGGTTATACCTTTCACGTACAGATATAGTAGCTTCTATGGTATTGGTAGTCTCGCCGTGTACTACTACTATATCACCTGAGTGTAAGTGTAAGTGACTGTTGTTTAATAAGTTGTAGGTACTATTAGCTGCAATAGAGTGTGCTTTTAGTATATGTTTATACGACCCCGCTTCCTTATGAAAAAGCTGTACGTTTACCTTCTTAGCATTTGCATTATTATTACTAAACATAAGCGCATCTATAGTTGCATTGTGGTTTAACGGGCAAGTGTACAGAACATTAGCTGCAGCACCTGCAGTAGTAGAAGATACTGTAATAGCTTCAGTTGTAGTTTTATATGAAGCTAGTTCAACCATTAGGATTTCTTACCTGTAATCTTCTTCTTAATCTTTGTAGTCCACGCTTCATTAACATCAGGAGTATTAGGGTCATCGCCTACAAGTTGTCCTTTGTCATTACGAGCACGTACTACTTCTACTTCATAGTCTTCTGCTTCTGGCTTATCTGCTGAATCTACTATAGTAGTCTCTTCAGTTACTGTAACCATCTCTTCATTAGACTTTGTACCTGCTGTACTAGTAGTTAGACTAGGCATGACTTCACCAGACATAATAGCCTCTACGTGCTCATCAGCATACCATACGTCACCATACGCAGCTTCACCAGCTACAGGGCCACCACTAGCGTCTAGTACTTGTCCGTCTGCAATAGTATAACCTGCAGCGTTTAATTCTTTTTCTTTAACGTGCTCATCAGCATACCATACGTCACCATACGCAGCTTCACCAGCTACAGGGCCACCACTAGCGTCTAGTACTTGTCCGTCTGCAATAGTATAACCTGCAGCGTTTAATTCTTTTTCTTTACTGTTAAACATTTATTAAGTCCGTTTCTTTGATGGAGGGTTAGATGCACCGCACATAAGGCCACCCTTATTCATAAAGCCCATCTTATTACGTACTTTTTTAGGTAGTGATGCTGCACCCTTGTTTGGAGGAGTAATTAAGCCACCGTCTTTCATAGCGTTACCCATTTGCATACCTTGGCGCTGCATGTCAGCAGCTACTGGGTTGTAGTCACCATTTACTTTTGATGGACCTGCGTTAATTACAGAGCCACCCATGTTATACATGCCTTTCTTTACAGAACCGCCCATGCTATACATACTCTTCTTAGGTTTCTTACTTCCGTAATTCATTGTGTCTCGCTCCTATTTCTTTAGCTTAGATTTAACTGTTTTACTTAGATCTTTAAAATGTACAACTTTCTTAGAACCCTTTGTCATAGTGGTCCCTGTCATAACTTTACCGTCAGGGTGCTTATGGGTCTTACCCTTCCACTCTTTACCGTCAGTAGTATAATGCTTTACGCCCTTCATTTCTTTACTCCCCTGTAGGCTTTGGTTTTGGCTGCAATCTTTTTAGGTTGAGCCACATGCTGCTTACCTGCCTGAGTGCCTTTTCGCTTAGCTCTGGTTGTAGCGGCGTACTCAGCAGGAGTAAGAGACTTGATAGCCTTAGCAGGTAAATAACGCTCACCAGTTTTAGCGCTGGGCTTTCCACTCTTAGTACCCCACTTTTGTTTACCCCAAGCTTTTAAGCTCTTCTGTGATTTAGCTAGTCCAGCCACTTTAACAGCAGTCGCACTTTGGGCTACACTTCTTATTCAGTAATGCACATAGTAATCTCTTTAAGTATTTTATCATTTGTAACCGCCACCCTTTGCTTTATATTGTTTAGCTACTGCCTGAGCTTTACGTGCAGACCACTGACCAGGTTTACCACCCTTACTACTAGCCTTTACAGAAGCTACAAGTTTCTTACGCATTGTTGGTTTAGTATAGTTATTCGCTGCATTTACTACCATTATTTACACTTCCATCGTTTACGGGCTTGTCTTAGCCGTGAGTTAGGATCTTTAGCTGCCTTGGGAAAGTCCTTCATTTGACCAGCACTTCTAGCACAATAAGACTTACGCCTTTTAGCTGCTGCACTACCCGCCTTAACTTTACCTGTTACAGCAGTCTTAAGTTTACTACCAGGGTTAGCTTTTCTATGAGCGGCTACACCATCTTTACTCATACCTGCACCTTTAGAAGTAGGGCGGTAGTTAGCACCTTTACCTTTGGTAGTCTTAGGAATAGATTTACCTGCCATTAGTTAGCCCCCCTTTCTATCCATAATCTCACGCCCATAATACTCTAAAGTCTTCTCAGCTAAAGCTACACGCTGCTGTAACTCAGTAATACGGGATATAGTCTTACTCAATGAATCAGCTTCTTCCCATAGTTCATCCCATAGTTCATCTATTTCTTCAAATGCACTCTCAATGTAATCCATGTTATCTTGTACATCACGCTTAAGATTAACGTTATCCTCAATAGCCATACGACTACCTAACTGCGATACAGTCTCTTCTAAGCTTGATATAGTAGAGGCTTGTTGTGATACCCACCAGACACCTCCCGCAAGCTGTGCACCCATAGCGGCTACAAGTGCTACTGGTAACTTAAGGTTCTCCATAGCTGTTATCGCTTTCCTGCTTTGCTATTACGAGGTATACTTCTATTTTTACTAGCCTTCTGAACAC